CTTGCCGTGGCATAACCGGTCATCCTTGACTGGTAATCACCCCTGAGCAGCCCATCCACATTGAACTTAAAGAAATACTTCTTCTTTTCCTCCGCAGACAGCAAAGCCCTGACCATTGCCTGTTCCCACCGGCTCACCCAGGGATCCAGTGTATACTTCACAAACTCCAAAGACTGCTGCTCAATGTTGCTGAAACTGGACTTATCCAGATCCCCGACCATATGAGGCGGCACCTGAGTATTCTTGTGCGATGAAATCGCACTTCCGGAAATTTGGGAATCAGATGTCCGGAAGTGGAAATCACCTATGTAATTATGCGAGTTTACTCGCGTAGTTCTTTATCCAAACCATATACCTCACGCATTGATCTATCATGTTCAGCATCAATGCTTGTGATATTTATTCGATAGCTGTCGTGGGCAATACGGTCAATGATTGCATCTGCCAGAGGACTGTCACCACCACCGAGCTGCTCATACCATTCCTCGAATGCATACTGGGAACAGAAAATCGTTGAAGATTTCTTACGTCTCCTATGAAGTAGTTCGAAGATGTCCCTTTGTTCTGAATTCGTTGGTTTCAATAGAAGCCACTCATCCAGGATCAGAACAACTGGATTGGCATACTTCGCCATGACTTTTTTGTAGTTACCATCTGTCCGTGCTGTCTCCAGATCAATAAGCAGATCAGGGAGCCGGACATACTTGGTATTGAAATACTGCTTACAAGCCTCCATGCCAAAGGCACAGGCCATGTATGTTTTACCACAGCCTGCAGCGCCGGTGATAAAAAGATTTCGGTGTTCAGATATATATTCGCAAGTTGCAAGTCGGTTAATGAGATCCTTGTTAAGCTTGCGCCCGGAGGTGTAATTGATATCTATGATATTTGCTTCCGGCTGGTCGAATCCAGCATTATGGATTAGTCGTTTCAGACGGTTGTTTTTCCGATTGCTGTATTCAATGTCTACCAGCATACCAAAGCGATCCTCAAATGGTACTTCTCTAAATTTAGGATCAGCCAGCTGGTTGCGTAAAGCATCTGCCATAGTGGTAAGGCGCATTTCAATTAATTTATCGATTGTACTCTGATTTGTCATATGTGTTTACCTCCGATAGTAATCGGCACCTCTTGTGATGCCGTGTGCTTTATGTGTGGTCGTAGATTCAGTAGTTTCTGATTCCGGCTTTACAGAACCGGTTACAAGGATGTTTTTAATACTCTTGTAACTGGGCGAAGATGTATAGGACAATGCCTTTTTACAGGCTACTTCAAGCAATGCATCTGAGTATTTCTCAGCAAGTTTCAGAAGCCCCATACAACTTCGGTAGGTCTGTTGTTCCACACGTTTGGAGGTCAGTATTGCATTGACCACAGTGTACGTATTTATGCCAATCCGCTCAGCCCATTTGCGGAACCGGTCGCCGTTCCATTCCAGATATTTCTGGTGGTCTTCCGGCATATGTTCCGTGACCGTGCTGTACTGCCCAGGGCGTCCTTTCAGACGACGGTGGGAAGCAATGCGGTTATGGTTGTAGAAAATTTCAATAGTGTTATCTGTTACCTTTACATCCACTTTCTTTTTGATGTATTCATAAGGAACTGAGTATAGCATTCCATCCACAGATATGTGATAATTGAACTGGACGGTGGCTGTCTTCCAGTCGCTCAGTTCAAAACGGGTAGAAGGTAATGGTGCCAGCAATGGTTTTTCTTCCTCAAGAAATAAGCTTCGCCGACTACCCTCTTTCTTTTGAAAGAGCCTTTGGTTGAACAGTTCGAGCTTGTCTCTGATTGCACGATTTAATTCGGCAAGGGAGAAGAACTGTTCATCCCGAAGTGCTGCTGTAATCCAGGTAGAGATATTTCCTACCGTCCCTTCAGCATTCGGCTTATCCTTGGGAGCCCTGACACGCGCCGGAATAATAGCAGTGCCATAATGCTCAGCCAGTTCCTGATAGGTCTCATTGATCTGCTGGTTTTTCCATCCGCCATGATGAACAACTGCAGTTTTGCAGTTATCCGGTACGAGAATTCTGGCGACACCGCCAAAATATTCGTACATATGGACATGTGCATTGATCCATGACTTCTGTTTCATGTCCAGAAATGCTTCCACGTATGCATACTGGCTGTAAGTCATTACACCAACAAATACGTATGCCTTGATGATTTCGCCGGTATCAGGATCAAGGATTGTTGCAGGATCACCTGCCCAGTCAACTTCAACCTGTTCACCGGGTTTACGGTTGATATGCATGGTAGCACGATGCTTCTGCTCATTCTGTTGGATGTGATAGCAGAACTGTGAATACATGAGTGGTTCTTCACCATTGGCACGGCAATCCTCCATGTATTCCGTCCATAGGAGTTTTTTGCTTACGCCGTTGCGAAGCAGCTCCTTACGGATGTAATCATAATCCGGAATCCGCTTGTTGGCAGATACCTTGCTCTCTTTAGAGAACATGAGCCTTTGAAGCTCTGTGTCGGTCATTGATTCATCAAGAGGCCAAGAGATATTTAGTTCTCTGGCACGTTTTTGAACTTTGACGACAGTTTTTTGTGAAACACCACAGCTTGCCATGATGTTGCGTTGTGAGAATCCCAATCCAGTTAGCCGGATGATTTCTCGATATTTGGTCATAATCGTGACCTCCTCATAATGAATTTACACTATAAAGTGCATAACATCATTATAAGGTTATAGGAAAAATGCGATTCCCTTTTTGACGGAATCGTGATTCCATAAAAAACGGAATATTGATTTCCATACGCCGGACAGGTGATGGATTTCACCCCGGATTATTCACACCCTGAAAATCCTGGCAATCTCATCAATCTGAAACTTCCTGGTTTCCAGGAACTGGGCTTCATTCGGCGCAATAGAAATCGGCGTATACTTCATTCCCTCTTCCAGGACAGCAACCTTATTGGCATTGCTGCTTCCCCCGAAAGTGGACTGCCAGCTCTCGCGCACCCTGCCCGAATCCTTCAAAGTCCCCGGATGTTCCAGCACTCCTGACGGAGCGGCACCATTGGCATAAAATTTGCTTCCATACTCCTCCGCAGCAATGGCAAGCCCGATCGCATTCTTCGCCATGGCAATAGGTGAATATCCGACCAGTCCGTCAAACCCAAGCCCCGGAATATGCAGCACATCCGCCGGATGCAGACGCACAATCTTTCCACTCGCTTTCGGATCCGTCCCGGTTCTGCCATCCACATCATCCCCGTCATAAACCAGGTACTCATAATAAAGCCTGCCATGCTCATCCCTGTCCACCGTCATCCGGTCGGGCATCAGCGGATAAAGAGCCACAATTTCACCCTTTCCATTCCGGATGATCTGACTGTACGCATTCCCCCACAAAAGCAGATGCGTCATCAAAGTCTCCCGGAACACAAAAGAAGTCATCTCCGGATTCGGCTCATCATGCAGCAGAAAATAAAGCGGATGATCCACCGCCTTCTCCTTACCCCCGTTATCATTGTATCTGTAAAACTGCAGCGGCAGACCCGCCACCGCCTCAGAAAGAATCCTCACACAGGAATACACAGCAGTCATCTGCATGGCACTCCTTGCGTTCACTCTCTTCCCGGAAGCCGTACTCCCCATAAAGAATCCATACCCGCTTCCAGCTGTGCTGTTAGAAGGAGCATCCCTTCCCCGAAATAAATTACTGAAAAATCCCATACATCCTCCTTAAAACACCAACAGTCCTCTCTCATCATACACACTGCCACTCTGCCCTTCCTGACGTATACATCTATCAAGCGCCATAATTGCGGCAACAATGCCATCTATCTTCTCCTTAGATTTAGCTTTGGTTACTTTAATATTGCCAGCAGGATCTGTGTCAATAACAACGTTACCTGCCATCCATCTAAGCACTGGATTCCCACCGTGAATAATTCTTCCCTCCATCAGTAAGCGATAGAATTCTTTCGTCGGAGCTGACATTGAAGAAAATCCCTGACCAAAAGGAACAATGGTAAAACCTTCGCCCTCCAAATTTTGAATCATCTGAGTCGCATTCCATCTATCCACCGCAATCTCTAAAATGTGATACTTCTCGGATAAATCCATGATGAACTTCTCGATGAAATCATAATGAATCACATTTCCTTCGGTAGACATGATGTAACCCTGTTTCTCCCAGATATCATATGGTACGGAATTGGCTTTCACTCTTCTCGGAATGGTTTCCTCCGGAATCCAAAAATATGGCAAAAGTACATACTTTTCCTCTTCATCCCTTGGTGGAAATATCAGTACCAGTGCCGTAATATCTCCGGTACTAGATAAGTCCAGGCCCGCATAGCAATCTCTACCAGCAAGTGCGTCCATATCAATCGGCTCATTGCCTCTCATATAAATCGCATCAGGAATCCATGCAACGGTCGAACTGACCCACATATTGCATCGAAGCCATTTGAATGTGATTTCATCAGCCGGATTCTGCTTTGCTTCCCTGTATGCATCCCTCAACCTTTCAATATCAACGGTATATCCAAGAGAAGGATTAACCTTGTACCAGTTTGCCTCATCTTCCCAATCCTCATCGTCCTTAAGTCCATAGACTACAGGATAAAAAGTCGGGTCCACACGTCTGCCTTCCAGAATATCCACCGCCTTCGTATGAAGTTCATATGCAATAGAATGTCTGTCATTGCCTGCAGTCGTGATAATAAAGTGAAGCGGATTCTGTCTTGCATCCGACGAACCCTTGGTAAGTACATCGTATAACTGCCGATTTGGCTGAGTATGGATTTCGTCAAATACTAATCCACTCACCGAAAATCCATGTTTACCGCCAACCTCAGCTGACAGCACCTGATAATATCCGGCATTACTGTAATTCACAATACGCTTAGTGGCTCCCATCAGCTTGCTTCTTTTCATCAGAGCCGGTGACATCTCTACCATCTGTTTTGCCACATCAAATACGATGGATGCCTGCTGTCTGTCAGCCGCTGCACCATACACTTCTGCGGAAGGCTCATTGTCCGCATACAATAAATAAAGAGCGACTGCTGCTGCTAATTCGCTCTTACCTACTTTCTTACATATCTCCACAAATGCAGTGCGGAACTGCCTGTTCCCATCAGGTTTTACAATCCCGAATATATCTCTTATCAATTGCTCCTGCCACGGTAATAGCCAGAATGGTGTTCCTGCCCATTTACCTTTGGTGTGACAAAGATTCTCAATAAAGGTCACTGCCCTGTCTGCTTTCTTCTTATCATAATGTGAAGTCGGAAGCATGAACTGGGAAGGTTTATAATTCTTAAGCTTCGGATATCCCTTTGGTCTTGGTTCCTTTGCCATTAGGAATCACCCCCAAGCAATGCCTCCATCTCATCTTCCAACTCCTTACCCTTTGCACTACCAGCCACAATACGTGACCTGGATGAAGGCGTAAGTCCAAACTCGGATGCCGCCTGCAGCATCAGCTTCTGATTGGTATTTGCAATACCAACCCAAGGTGTCTGCTGCTGATATCCTTTATCCGTTTCAAAGGTCGACCCTTCAGAATCTATATGCTCCTGCGCTTCCTTCCATCTGGCATAAGACTGGCAGTATGCAGCAAATGCCGCCATATCCACCTCGGTCAGAACTCCCATCTGGTTCATCAGATTCGCAAGTCGTTCCCACTCTTTCTTCGCCTCTGGAAGCAGCCACTCCGGACAGTCAGGCATTCCCTTTGCCGGAACTGGCTCTTTCGTATTCAGTTTTCTTTTACCTGGATTACCCTCCAGCTTCTTAACCGCTGTAGGCTTTGGCTTTCTTCCTGCCACTGGAATCCCCTCCTTCCTTAA